TTATATAAACAACAAACAATGTATGGACACGAACAAACTATTTAAAGCAATTCAAATAATCGTTCAGGAGGAAGTAAAAAAAGAAATTTCTCTTATTAAGGAGGAGATTAGAAAAGAGGTATTAGCAGAGGTTAAGAAATCACAACCTTCTCTAAAATCAACCACATCTAGTCTTAAAAACCTAGTAGAGGAAAGTGCTGACCCGTTCGATTTAGCTGACAAAATTCTTAACAGAGATAGAGAAGAAAAGACATTATCTAGAAATCCTCTATTAAACCAGGTTTTAAACGAAACAATGGTAAGACCTAACTTTTCTAGAACAGATGGTGATTATGGAACAATAACACCTGAAATGATTGGATATGGAAATCCACAGATGGGAATGCAACAACAATATGCTAATCCATCTACTCCAATTAGTACCGGAAATGATATATTAGATAAAGCGATAGCAAGAAGTGCTAAGGTTTTGGCGGCAAGTAAAGATAAAAATAGATAATGGCAATCATAACCGGCCCTAAGTTAGTAAAAGACCTACCTGAAAAGGATAGGGTAGCAATAGGAATAACTCTCCCAATTCAAAGAGGGAACGGAGGATTCTTTGCTCAATCTTATCAAACTTCGGAGCAGGTTAAATCTAATATTAAGAATCTTATCTTAACAAGAAAAGGTGAGAGAATTATGCAACCGGATTTTGGAACAACTCTATATGATGCACTTTTTTCATCAAATACAGATGATTTGGAAAGTGAAATAGAAGATTCTATACAAGATGCTGTTCAAAAATGGATGCCATATGTATCAATTGAAGATATAGTGGTAGACCAATCAAACACAAGTAGAGATACTTATTTCTTTACTGTTACACTTAAGTTTAGAGTTTCGGGACAACAAAATTTAGAAACAGTAACATTTAATGTAATCCAATAATGGCATTCAAAGTAACAAATAAGAATATAGGTAAAAATAGTAGGGATATATCCTATTTAGGTAAGGATTTCGAAGCATTTAGAAAAAATCTAATCGAGTATTCTAAAACGTATTTCCCTAATACCTATAACGATTTTAATGAAACTTCACCTGGTATGATGTTCATAGAAATGGCATCGTATATAGGTGATGTATTAGGATATTATACCGATTCTTCATTAAAGGAAAGTTTGATACAATATGCCGGTGAAGAGAAGAATGTATTTGCATTAGCTAACCTATTGGGATATAAACCTAAATCAACTGCTCCCGCAGTAACTACGTTATCGGTTTATCAATTATGTAAATCCGATGCAGCAGGACAAGTTGATACTAGATATTTGTTAAGAATAAATTCTGGATTGACCGTTAAATCAACTTCAAACGGAGATATAACTTTTAGAACCGTTGAAAACTTAGATTTTAATGACCCTACAGATAGAGAAATAAGTGTATATAGTGTAAATGAGTTAACGAATAATCCAGATTATTTTTTAATAAAGAAACAAATACAAGCGATATCCGCTACCGAAACTACTGTTACAAAAACATTCGGTTCAGCTGAAGCATTTTCTTCTATTATGTTAGAGGATACAAACGTAATTTCTATCGAATCCGTAACAGACGACGATGGTAATAAGTGGTATGAAGTTCCATATTTGGCACAGGAAACAATATATATTGATTATCCTAATGTAGAGCAGAATGACCCTGATTTGTATCAATTTAGAGATACTGTTCCATATCTACTTAAACTATTAAAGACAAGTAGAAGATTTACGAGTAAGGTAAACGATGATTTTACTACATCAATTAATTTTGGTGGTGGTGATAGTTCTTTATCGGATGAATTGATTATACCTAATATAAAAAATGTAGGATTAGGATTAAATAGTTCTATAGATAGAATAGGCGAATCATACGACCCAACTAATTTTCTTAAAACAAAAACATACGGACAGGCTCCGGCTAATACAACTATAACTGTTAATTATTTAATAGGAGGTGGAATTAGTTCAAACGTTTCACAAGGAGATTTAACTTCTATAAATAGAATTGTATTCGATGATAGTTCAGTTACTACATCTGATTTGGATGAAACGATATTAACATTTGTAAAAAATTCAGTAGCCGTAGAAAATGAAATACCTGCAAAAGGTGGTAGAGGAGTTGATACAATTGAAGAAATTAGAGAAAGTGCATTAGCTAATTTTGCAGCACAGAATAGAGCAGTAACCGCAAAGGATTATCAAGTTAGAGCATTGGCAATGCCTTCTAAGTTTGGTTCTATTGCTAAAGTATTTGCTATAGGTGATAATTCACTAAATTCTAATTCACCTGAAAGTATTTTGAACTCAACTGATAATTTGGATGAGTTTACTAATATCGTTAAAACTATTTCAACATACGCAATTTCTCAAGGAGGTAATCTACCATCAACTACTGAAATTAAGGATATTGTAAGAAGTTTTGTTCAGAAAACAACTCAGAATACTGAATTAGTAAATCCATTTGCAATTAACTTATATACATTAGGATATGATTCTAATGGAAATTTAACTAATCTTAATAGAGCAGTTAAAGAGAATTTAAAGACCTATATAAATGAGTATAGAATGTTAACCGACGGTATTAATATAATAGATGGATTTATTATTAATATCGGTGTTAACTTTGAGATAACTACATATAAAAACTTTAATCAAAGAGAGATTGTTTTAACTTGTATAAATGAGTTAAAATCATTCTTTGATGTAAATAACTGGCAGTTTAACCAACCGATTAACCTTTCCGATATAGAATTAACACTTGCTATGGTAGAAGGTGTTGCATCTGTTCAAAGTGTAGAGATAGTTAATAAATGTGGTGGGCTATATGCTAGAAATAGTTACGATATAAAAGCTGCAACAAAGAATAAGATTATCTATCCATCGTTAGACCCATCTGTCTTTGAAGTTAAGTTTCCTGATAAAGACATTAAAGGTAAAGCGATATAATGATATATTTTGTAACGGCATCAAAGGATGCATCTGTTTATAGTTTATATGTGAATAAAAACACAGGTTTAGATGAGATACTAACTATATCTAAACATTACTCACGCTTTGCGGAAAGAGATAACGCTAGAACATTTATTAATTTTGATATAGAAAATGTTCCATCATATGTAACCGCTTCATCGGCTACATTAAATTTAAAACTTACTCAACCTGAAGAATTGGCAGTTAGTTATTCGGTGTATGGATATCCTGTAACGGAAAGTTGGGATATGGGTAGAGGAACGTGGCCTGAAAATATTAATACGGATGGTATAAATTGGACCAATCAAAGTGGCGTAGATTATACAATAGAATCAGTTCAATCATTTACATATTTTGATTCCGATTTAAACATGGATGTTAAATCAATATATGATTATTGGACAGGTTCAGCTAATTATGGAATCAGATTATCACACACCTCATCCGCTGAAAGTAGTTCATTAGATTATGGTGTATTAAAATATTACTCCAAAGAAACAAACACTATATTCCAACCCCTTCTTAAATTAGGATGGGACGATTCAGAATTTATAACGGGTTCACTTACTGCCTTAACCGATTCTCAAATCATAGTTAGAAGTAAGGAATTAAGGGATAATTACACAGAGGGTAATAGAGTTAAGATAAAAATAATAGGAAGAGGTTTGTATCCAACTAAAACTTTTACAAACTCTTTCTCATATAACGATATTAAGTATTTACCTCAAACTTCATATTATGCAGTTAGAGATGAAATAACAAAAGTTAATATAATAAACTTTTCGGATTACACAAAAATCAGTTGTGATTCAAATGGTAACTATATTAATTTAGATACTTCTAATTTTCCTAAGAATAGAATTTATAGATTATTATTTAAGATAGTTAGAAATGGAATAAGTGAATTTATTGAGGATGATTTAACCTTTATAGTTAAGTAATGGAATTTGAATTAATTAAAAAATCTTTACAGGATAGTGGTTCTTTTGCTGCTAGGGATAAAAAATCGCCATACTTCGAAACATCAGTAAATGATGCTAAAGGTGGATTTGTATATGCTCCATCTAAAAAGAGAGTATATAATACCGATGAATTAAAAAAGGCAATTGATGTAAATGTTTTTGAATTAATACCAGAAGGACAGGAAACTGAATTGGATTTAATTCCACGACCCGTATATAATGATGTAACTCGTTCATTGGAATTGGCAAACGAAACAATTGCATCTCAATCAATTGAAATAGGAAATCTTCAATCTCAGGTATCGGAATTAACATCCATATCAGCATCATTAGATGTTCAGTTGGATAATGAAAGATTGCTTAGAGTTACAGCTGAATCCAATTCGGAACAACTTAGAAAACAATTTGCATTAGTAAATGATACATTGCAAACATCACTACAACGTTCTGTTTTAGAAGGTATAGATAGAACTGCATTGCAAGCTAGAAATGAAGGTCAGGGAGCTACGGTTCAATCTCTTTCAAAGCAAGTAGATAGTTTAACTCAACAATTGAATGGTAAAAATGCAAGATTAGCAGAGGGAGCAAAAGCTGGAGCCGATATAACTGCTAGAGTAGTAGAAAAATCTGACCCTGGTAAAAAAGATATTGAACTTAAAAATAATATTGATAATCCAGCTGGAAAGTGGATAAACGGACCTACTGTTGAATTGTTTAATACTACATTGGAAGATGTGACGGTTAATATCAATATGAAAAATACCGAAGCTTGGATTAATGGACCATCTATTGTAAATCTTAAACCACAAGAAAAGGTTGAGGTAACCCTTCAATTAGATATCAATAAAATTAATAGTTTAGAGCCAAGACCTAGGTCGTTTTTATTCTTTGGAGGAGGTTCTGCTAAAGAATATACAGGAACATTGGTATTTAAGACACCAAATGGAGAAGTTTCTTTTTCGGCTAATATGAATAAGACTAGAAAATAATTATGGCACTAAGTAAATTTAAAAATATTGATGATGTATTAAAGAAAGGAACTTCTTTAACTACAGAGCTTAGTTCAACTGAATTTAAGTTAATAGATAAAGGATTTATACCAACTCCATTTGATATAGGTAATAACGATGTATTGGAATTTTTATTATATGATTCTAGTAATAATGTATTAGAGCAAAAAGATTATGGAAATGTTAGATACATACCATCTTCTGAAATTCAAGACTATATAATACGAAGTGAAAATATTATAGATAAAGTGTATGATGGTGGTGGATTTTTAATAGATGTAAAGCGATTAGTTAAAGAAGCTGGGTATAATACCGGAATATTTAGAGTTCAATTTAACTTTGTGAATAACAGAGTTGGCAGTAATATAGAAATGGATAGAATGTGGATACATCAAATTTCCCCATCTAGAAGTGAGTTAAGATTACTACCATATAATAACTTTAATGAAAGTAATCCATATGAAGTTGATATAATGATTGATTTAAATCAAGCTTATAGTAGTTTTGTAAATGGTAAATTTAGTGGGGATGAGGTGTATTCGGAAATAGATGAAATAATAAATAGACTAAATGTAGCAGATTTACAAACATCTTTTTCAAAATCTAAATCGAAAGATTATATAGATAGAATACAATATGAGTTTGGTATTCAAAACTACGACCAATTCTTTGCAAAGATTTTAGAATCTATGAAGCAATCCGTTCGACACACTCTATTACATAAAAACGCGGTAATAGGTAGTAATGAATTTGGACAATCACTTGGAGATGAAGTGGATTTTACTTATTACAATAAAAATGATATTATCAATCTATTGGGTAAGAAGTTCAGAGAAGCATGTGAGTTCCATCTTCCTACTAGAACTTTATTAGAAGAGGTTGTAATAGATGCAACTACTCAACAAAGTTTAGATAATCTTTCTAATTTAATTCAAAAATTAGAATCAGATAAAGTTTCTGAAAATGTTAAAGTAGAAAGAGTATCAGTTCCAATTCCAACATATGGAGAGATTAAAGATGCGGTTACATCTATAGTTAAAAAAGAAGTTATTGTTCCTGGAGTTGAAGAACCTATAATAGTTCAGACACCTGTAATGGAAACACCTGCTACAGATGTATCCGATGTTATAAATGATAGAGGTGGATTTTTTGGTAGATTAAAAGGAAAAAAGAGAACCGGATTTTTAGGTAGAGATTTGAATCAAAATAAATTATCTAAATTTTTTGGAGCTAAGAAAGCAAATGGATTAGCAGGAGGAAGTTCGGCGGGTAGTAGTATAGCAAAAGATTTGGGTACTGAAAGAAGTGGGATGCCATCATCGATATCTAGATTAATTAATAAAAATAGAATTAAATAATTTATAAAATGGCACAACGAACTATAGAAGAATTAGCTAGTGATTTTACTTCGACCGGTGCAAATTCATTTGATACAACTTCTTTTGCGCAACCAGGTGGTGGCGGAGGAGGCGGGGGTACTTATGTTCCTCCTTATTCTATTGACCCATATACAAGTCCATACATACGACCTAGAGTTGTAGTTTTCACTATAAACACCTATGCAAGTTTAAGTAGAAATGGTGTATTGGCAAAGGCATTTTTAGATGGAGTAGAAGTTGAAGACCAAACGATTAGTAAGGGTAAAATAACTTTTACTATAAACGAACAAAGATTATTAAACCCATCTAGATTGACTGTAGTTAGTGGCGATTTGAAACCACAAAAATATTTTTTAATACAATCTAGAAAAGATGCGGAAAATGAAGTATCTGTTATAGAATATGATAATACAGAAGTATCACCTGTAGCCGCTACACCTGCCATACCTGTGGTAATTGAAACACCGGTTTATAGTGGTGGAGGTGGAGGCGGTGGTTTTGCAGGAGGCGGTTCTGGTGGCGGAATGAGAGAAGTTAATCCAAACGATTTTAGAGGAGCAGGATTTGGATTAGATGGAGGAGATGCAACACAAAGACAAAACCTACAATAAAAATATTTATACTAAATGGCAGAGATAAGGGAAATAAAAGTAGCGTTTAATGATTATAGAGCAGATTTAACACTTGATGTTGGATTCGAGGGTAATATCCCTATGGATGCTCCTTTATTGGCCTTACC